TTTAGCTTGGCGCGCTCGGCCGCACCAATTGAGGTGGTGGCGATTAGGTCACGCAATTCACGCGATAGGCGGCGCAAGATATCATCAGCGCGCGCTTGATCGCCAGCCGCGACTTGTTGCAGCAGCAAGCTATCGCGCAGGATCGCATCGGTAAGGGACGTGCTAGTCAAAGGTCAATCGCCCGCATAGGATCAGCGCCTGCTCTGGGCTGAACCCCTCGGCCAAATAAGCGTTATACAACACCCGTCGCGCATAGGCGATATTGGCGGCGTTATTGGCGATCAACCCGATCACCAGTTCAGCGCGTGCCATTGCCTCTTGCAGGGACGGGGTTTCGCTCACGCTATCGCGCCTCCTAGACTAGCGCCGCCTAGCCCAATCGTGCCCGACGCCACTTCCTCTTGATGCTCATCAATGGTTTTGCCGCCATCAATGATTTCGCCCTCTTGCAGATTGCCAAACAGTTCCACTTCGCTGATAGCACCAGCTTGCCAAGCGCCTACCAGCGCGGTCAACTCTTGCGGCCCCATTGGCGTCGGGGTCATGCGGTTATTGATTTTGTAAGCCACCTCGCCTGTCACGCCGGACCATTGGCAGAATAGTTCCAGCGCCCATTCGATGGCGCCAGACACGCCGCCAACGATAGCGGCCATGACGCTGTTTTCGCCAGCGCGCTTGATTTGCGTGGCTCCTAGCGTTTCGGCTTGCTTGGTTTCGTCTGCCACCATGCGCGCGCCGAGCATAGCCATGCGCTGTTCCATTGACGCAATGGCTTTTTCGAGCGCGCCTAGGCCTTGCCCGGTGAACTCGATAAACATGCCCTTAGCGTCAGGATGGTCGCTCACGATAGCCGCCGATCCACCGACATAGACGGGCGGCGCGCCTGGGGCTTGCGTGACGCCAGCCAGGAACAGCGTGGGCAATCCGGTAAAGTGCAAACCGTGGCGATAGTCGGACTGCAAGCCGTAGTGGGCGAGATTGGCATCGATCAAGTCAATGAGCGGCGGCAAATCACAATCAGCGTTCATCCCATTGGCACCAATGAAGGTGAACGGGATTTCGGTCATGGGCTGGCCGTTCATGATCGGATAAATGTCATCTCCGATTTGCTCATCCTTGTCGTGCTTGTCGATGCGGTAGAGGCGCTGGCGATAGAAGCCGCGCTCATCTAGATCGAGCACGCGATATTGCGCCTCTTCTGCGTATTCGTATTCGCTGATCGGGATCGCAGCCATTTCCTTCAGGACCACGAGCACGAGCCGCCAAGCGTTGCCTACGCGCGCAAAGCGCCAATTGATAATCGACAGCGGGCCATAGACCTGCATCACCGGGCGCAAGCCTAGCGCCTCTGCTGTTCGCTGCGATATGGCGGTGACGTTTTCCGGCATCGGCGGGTGATCCACCAACAGCCCCACGCGCCCGTATTCGATCACGTCCTCTGTGATATCCTTGGCCATCGCGTCGAGCGAGGTGCCCGCTAGATCAATGTCGTCTAGGGCGGGCAAGATAGCATTGGGCACGGTGACAACAGGAGGCACGCGAAACGCCATGCCAGTCAGGCCGGAGACAGTCCGCCAGAACGCATTGAAAAAGTCAGAGCGGTAGAGCCTGGACTTGTAGTCAGTATCATCCTCGCCCTTTAGGCGTGGCAGATACTGCTCACGCTTGGCATGAATAGCGCGCTGCCCCTCCTCGACATCCTCGACGGTTTGCCAGATGGGCGCATATTCGTCATATTCAGGATGGGTGGCGCGCACGCCCTTGGGCTTGATCTGCACTAGATGCCTCCGATGTTCAGGCGGGTGATCGCTCGGCTGGCGACAGGGTAGCGGTAGCTGATGAAATATCCCTGCGCGTCCGTGGCGTGATCCAGCCCGCTAGACTTGTCTGGCTCTCCGTTTTTGTCATAGGCTTGCTTTTCCAGCGCCTCGACCAGCATGGGGCATTTGTCGGCATTGATATGCATACGCCGCTGGCCTTCTGCGTGGATCATCTGGTTCATAGATAGCACTCTGTCCTTTACCGCAGGGTTAGCACTATTGACAAGAACTTGAAAGCGTGCGGCACGTAAAAGTGAAATATCGCTTTCGCTCGCGTTATTGGATTTGCGCGAATTGCCAGAGGCGTCTGGGTATATCATTACCGCGTGGCCTTCGTATCGGGCTTTGATGATAGCAATGATTGACGGGGTGTCCATTGCGCCTGTGATTTCATCGACAGCGTGCGGTTCGTTATTGCGCAGGACGTTAACGGTAGCGGTCATGTTGCCTACGTTGAAATCCATCCCGATGTGGAGCGGTTCGCTGGTGGCAATGGTTTCGCTGGAGCCGTTCAAGTGGCGGTCAAATTCCGCATAGACGCTGCCTGCGGTCAGGTTAACAAATTCGCCATCGAGATAGGCGGCGAGTAGATTGCTAGGGTAAGTGGCGCGCAAGCTGTCGATGTAGCCATCCGGCAGATTGGCCGCATTGCTCATAGTGCTGGCTTTGATCAGGCGATATCCTGGGGCCTGGTTCTTTTGCCATCGCTCATAGACGAAGCGGAAGCCCTCGGGCGTAGTGGCCACCCCGACTGTGTTGATGGCGCCATCTGGTTTCTTCTGGCGATTACGGGCAATGATCTTGTTCCAGACCTCGCGTGCTTTCTCGGTGGGGAGCGTGTCCAGTTCGTCCGCGATGCTGTCTGCGACCTCATAGGCCACGATCCGCGCGGGGTTATCCATGGTGCGCATGATGATCGAGCCGCAATTCTCGATATCGATCACGCTGTCATTCTTGTTGATCCTGAAGCGCGCACCAATAGACAGGAGTGTTTCTTCAAATCGCGGCATGGCCATACGAGTAACAAGGTCATAGGTGGGTAAATAATAAGCTACATCGCACAAAGCATATTTGCGTTTATAGTATAGGGCGCGCCAGATAGCAGCATGTGACTTACCGGACCCGAACCCTGCGACCATCGCCGGGAACTGTTCTTGTGCGGCGACAAAGTCATATTGCGGGCGCGTGAGCTGCATTATTCAGACGGTGGTGTGATATTGACTGGCGGCATACCGATCTCGCCTGAGTGCTCAACTTTATCGGTAAACATTTTGAGGTGCTTACCGAGTAATTCCGCGCCCTTCAGGACGCCAGCTGCGTTAAACACAAAGGCCTGAGCCATTTCACCATCTGGTGTTTCGACTAATACAGGATCGCCTTTGCGATCAAAGACAGGCTCAACTTGTTTACATCGCTCCATAGTGGAGACGATGCTTTCCAGAACATAATCAGCGGTTACTTCCACTCGCCTAGCCCTATCATCCATTGCTTTCTGGATTGCATTGGCAATCTTGACATTCACTAACAGCCTACATGACTGCTCATTTGCTGTCTTTGGGCTATATCCAGCCCTGATGGCGGCTTGTGTCGCGTTTAGGTCAACGAGATATTCGCGCACAAACATCTGTTGCTTTGGGGTGAGCATGGACCTGTCCTAATTGCGCGCTTGCTCGCTGTTAGTAGCATAGCGAGGCGAAGCGCGCAATTATCCACCTAGAGCCTTAATCATCGACGGCAGGCCCGGACATATCGAAGCCTTGATTGGTGCAATGGGTGGTGACCAGCCTGTATTTGAAATCGGTGTCTCCGATATCGAAAACGACAGCGTTCCACTTGGTGTCATAGCCCAGGAAGGCAACGAACGGGACGAACCCGACATATCCGCCGAGACGATTGCGCGAATTAACGAACCCGCAATAGATGGCGGTTCCATTATCCGGCCTATCGAGCCATCGGAATTGTGCGCTGTCCGGGTCCGTGAGGCGGCGGCGGATTTCGTATCGGATCACCTCTTTTGCATCGTCCGATAATTCGGTGGCATAGACTGGGGCGGGAGTGGCAACAATGGCGGCGGCGGAGACGGCCAATAGCGCCGCGCCTGCTAGAAAGCGCGTCACAGCATCGACCCGATGATAATACCGACCACGAGCGCAAGAGCCGGAAACAGCCAGGGCAGCTGTGTGCGCGCCTGATTGACCTGCAAGCTGGCGTATTCGATATTTTCCGCGATCACGCCCGCAAGCCTGTCCTCCAGCTGTTTTGCGTGTTGATGCCAGCCTGTCGCTTCATCGCGCAGGTCCTGAATGATCTTGAGCATTTCTGCTTTCGTGGTTTTGGTGGTGATGCTCATTAGTC